ACTGAATTCATGGTCGACGTGTCTGAAGATGTTGCTGCTCTTCTGAACGGTGAAGAACTGTCAGAAGCATTCCAAGCGAAAGCAAAAACTATCTTCGAAGCTGTCGTAATCGGACGTGTCAAAACTGAAGTAGCACGTCTCAAGGAAGAATTGGAAGCAGAAACCGAAACTAAGGTAGAAGCTATCAAAGAGGGTCTTGTTGATAAAGTTGATGGATATCTCAACTACGTAGTTGAGCAGTGGATTGAACAAAATGAAATTGCCCTTGAATCTGGTATGAAGTCAGAGATCCTTGAAGGATTTGTCTCTGGTCTCAAATCTCTTTTTGAAGAGCACTACATTGAAGTGCCCGTAGAAAAGTTTGATATCATGGGCGACCTGAAAGATCAAGTGACTAGTGTTGAGTCAAAACTCGATGAACAATTGGCATCCAACGTTGCTCTTACTAAAGAATTGAATGAGATGAAGCGTAAAGCTACTATCTCTGAATCTTCTGCAGATATGACCGACATGGATCGCGAAAAGTTTATGAGTCTGATTGAAGAACTTTCGTTTGAAGACCAAGAGTCTTTTGCTAAGAAAGTTTCAACAATTCGTGAAAACTACTTTGCTAAAAAGGCAACAAAGACTGAAGTCGCTTCAGTCGTAACTGATGAGCCAGTTATGGAGATCGCTGAGGAAGTCAAGCCAGTGCTTGCTGAGTCAATGACTAAATATGCTGATATGCTCACTCGTTCCGCTAAGAAATAAATAATTTAATAAATCCATCAACAGGAGAACTAAAATGGATCGCAAAAACCTAATGGAGAAATGGGCTCCTATCCTCAATCATGAGGGTGTTACGCCTATCCGCGAAAGCTACCGTAAAGAAGTTACTTCGGTACTGCTTGAAAACCAAGAGCGTGCAATTCGCGAAGAGAAAGCTGCTCTCTTCGAAGCAACTCACGCAAACGCTGCTGGCGCTATGCCCGATGCAGGCGGTGTAGCTAAGTTTGATCCCGTATTGATCAGCTTGGTTCGTCGTTCTATCCCTCAGATGATCGCATTCGACATCTGTGGTGTTCAGCCAATGACTCAGCCTACTGGTCTGATCTTCGCAATGAAAGCGAAGTACAGCACTCAAGGTGGCGATGAAGCCCAGTTCAACGAAGCCGATACAGCATTCGGTGGTACAGGTGCTCACGCTGGTGCAAACCCAGTTGACGGTGCTTACACTACTGGTACTGGTATGTCGACTACTGCTGCTGAAGGCTTGGGCGACTCTGGCACTTTCAACGAGATGGCTTTCTCAATCGAGAAGACTTCCGTTACTGCTAAGAGCCGTGCGCTGAAAGCTGAATACACCATCGAATTGGCTCAGGATCTGAAGTCTGTTCATGGTCTGGACGCTGAAGGCGAATTGTCGAACATTCTGTCGACAGAAATCTTGGCTGAAATTAACCGCGAAGTTATTCGTACGGTTTACACTTCTGCTAAGGTTGGTGCTCAGGTTGGTACAGCTGCTGCTGGTACTTTCGACTTGGACGTTGACGCAAACGGTCGTTGGTCTGTTGAGAAGTTCAAAGGACTTCTGTTCCAGATCGAGCGCGAAGCTAACGCTATTGCTCAGCAAACTCGTCGTGGCAAGGGTAACTTCATCATCTGTTCAGCTGACGTTGCGTCTGCTCTTCAGATGGCTGGTGTTCTCGACTACACTCCTGCGCTTGCAGGTAACAACGGCTTGAACGTTGATGACGCTTCTACTACTTTTGCTGGTGTCCTGAATGGTCGCTACAAAGTGTATGTTGATCCGTACTCAGCTAACCAAGCTGGTTCGCAGTACTTCTTGGTCGGCTATAAGGGTGCTTCTGCATTCGACGCTGGTCTGTTCTACTGCCCATACGTGCCGTTGCAAATGGTTCGTGCGGTTGACCCTGCAACCTTCCAGCCTAAGATCGGCTTCAAGACACGCTACGGCATGACTTCGAACCCATTCGTCCAAACGGACGGTTCTGGCGACATGGTTGCTGGTGAGAACTAC